AGATAAGTCAGGGACTGTGCTACCTATTCCAGTAGATAAAGATAATCATATTATAGATGCTCTAAGGTATGCATTAGAAAATGAAAATAGAAAAGGCCTATCAATATTAAAATAAAGAAGGTGATAATATGAAGTTCAATAATCAAGTAAACATAATGACAACAGAAGAAATACTACTAGCTGAGATAGAAGAGTTTAACTCTAGTGATAAAAGATCCTGGATGATTACAGGAGATAAGTATTATAAAGTAGAGAATGATATTTTAAATAGAAGTATTACTAGACAAACAGAAGATGGAGAAGTAGAAGATAAATCTAAAGCTAATAATAAATTAGCACATGGTTTCGCTAAAAATTTAGTGGATGAAAAGGTAGCTTATTTATTAACTAAAGACTACTCATTGGATTGTGATGATGAAGTTTATATAGAAAAAGTAAAGGATCTATTGGGTAAATACTTTCAGTACACCCTCACGGGTCTTGGAACAGAATCAAGCAATAAAGGTATATCATGGTTACAAGTCTATATTGATGAAAAGGGTAAGTTTGGAGTAATGCCTATACCCTCAGAGCAATGCGTACCACTTTGGAAAGATAATACACATACTGAACTAGATGCAATGATTAGGTTCTATCTTGTAACAGTATATGAGGGTAAAGAGAAGAAGAAAGTAACGAAGGTAGAATATCATACAGAAAATCAAGTAGAATACTTTGTATTTCAAGATAAGCAGCTCATTAGAGATATAGAAGTTAATGAAGGTGGGCCAGTTCTACATTATAAAAAAGGTGAAGAATTTAAAGGATGGGGAAAGGTTCCGTTTATACCTTTTAAGAATAATAGATTGGAATCTCCAGATATAAAGTTTATAAAATCTTTAATTGATGGGTATGACAAAACTAGAAGTGATACTGAAAACCTACTAGAGGAAGTTAAAAACCTAATATTCATATTAAAAGGATATGGTGGAGAAGATTTATCAGAATTTATGAGAGACTTAAATCATTATAGAGCCATTAAGATTGATGATCCCGAATATGGTGGAGTCGATACTTTAAATCCAGATATAGATATTCAAGCTGCAAAAGAACATTACGAGCAGCTTAAAAGAGATATTAACGAGTTTGGTGGAGGAGTTACAAAGGACTTAGATAAGTTTGGAAGTTCTCCTAGTGGAATAGCTTTAAAATTCTTATATAGTGGATTAGATTTAAAGTGTAACCATTTAGAAGTAGAATTCAAAAGAGGATTTGAACAACTATTATATTTCATAGATATTTATCTAGCAGAAGATGGACAAGGTAACTACCAAGATAAAGATGTTGAAATTATATTTAACAGAGATATAACAATAAATGAAACTGAAAGCATAAGCAATATTGTCAATTCTCAAGAAATACTATCCTTAGAAACTCTAATAGGACAGCATCCTTGGGTGGCAGATGTAGAAGTTGAATTATCTAAGGTGTTAGCTGAAAGATTAGAGAAGGAAAAGCAAACTGCTAAGATGTTTGGGACTGATAGATTCTCACAACTAGAGGATGAGGGCAATGAAGGATAATCAGTATTGGATTAATAGAAGTAAAAGCAGAATGAAGAAATATCATAAGGATAGTAACGAAACTGTAAATATTATTACTAATGCCTATGATAAGGCTATACAAGATACAGAAGAAGATATAAGAAAGATATTTGATAAGTTTTCTATAGATGGGAACTTATCTCAAGAGGAAGCTAGGAAACTATTGAATACCAAAGTATCTGTTAAGGAAATAGATAATTTAAGAGAACAACTATATTCTA